AACAGCAGAAGCACCACCATCAGTGTTAATATAACCCTGAGTAGTCTCGATGAAACGGATGTCCTTGTAAGAACCTACTTCGCCTTCAGCAACAGAACCTAAAGCAGCATAGTCAGCTACGTTCTTATAACCAGATACACCTTCAAGGTCATAAACAACATCAGGATGTACAATTGACATATAAGCTGAACGAACTGGACTAGTACCAACTTTATCAGAACCACTAATGATTGAAGTAAACTTCTTAGCAAGGTTCTTCTTTAAAGAAAGGATAGCTTGGTCAAGTGAAGCAGCAGAGATAGTATCTCCAGCAACAGTAGCAGCTTCATTAGCAGCAACAGTCTTAACGTTAGTCATGTTAGGAACTACAGAATCTCTCCATGCAGTATCTAGTGTTAAACCAGCTTGGTCTCCAAGAATATCAGTAGCTTCTTTAACTACGTTATCTTCAACATGCATTGCAATCTTATCAGTAAGAGTAACAAAGTCACCATACTGAACAACAGTAGCAGTAATATCATTAACAGTTAACTGACTACCAGATGGTGTAACACCCTCAGTAAGTGGAGTTGAAGCAGCTGCTAAGTTAGAGTAAGTACGAAACTTAATAGACGCAGAGTCTTTAGATGGTAAGTTCTTAGCTACACCAAATTTATCATGTACAAAGAAAGGTACTGCTCTCATTAGTATGTTCTTGTCGTAAAATGCTGCTACTCCAGCAGGGATTTGAGTCATTGTTGTATTTGCCATTGGTTATTCCTTTTATTTAGAAACCAGACAGACGAGCTAATACATCGTTGAAATGCTTATCATCATCCCAAGATGCATCGTAATCATCTGATATCTGTTTCGTAGGAGCTGAGTTCTTTTTACTGATACTCATCTTCCTCTTCTCTTCTCTTGTAGGTTCAATTCTAGTAGGCTTCTCAGCAGCTACAGGAGCTTGTTCCTTAGAATACATAGCTTTACCAACGTGTTGATATAACTTCACGAAATCCTGATTAGAGTTAATAGCTAATTGCTTAATAACTTCAGGCATAATCTTTTGGGCTATACCTTGTTTCATATCCATATTTAAACCACGTAGTACATCAGGGTTCTCAGTAAGAACGTCCTTGATTCCTTGTGGTACACTTGAAACATAATCATTCATCTGTGTAGCTATTGCTTCGTCTTGGTTAATCTCAGCAATAACATCATCCAGTTCATAGTTCTTTACTTCTACTACTGGTGCATAATCCTTCTTCTCGGCATCATACATATCTATCCCAGCTTTCTCAGCCATGAGAGCTAAAGCTTCTGCCTTACCATTCTTGGCATCTATAAACATTTGAATATCTTCAGCAGTCAAGTTGTTACTATCAACCAATTCTTTCATAGGTCTACTGAGAGAAGCTTCTCTCCACTTCTTATCTGCATCAAACCCTTTCTGAGCCAATGAGATAAGTTCGTCTCTAGTTACTGGTATTTCTTGCTTGTTCCACTTAAGTGTTTCAGCAAAGTTATCAGCAACTTCTAAATCTTCTTTTGTCGCTTCCTCGATTGGTTTATCTTCTGCCACAACTTCTTCATTGCTAGAGTCCTCTTCAACTTGTTCTTCAACTATCTCGTCAGTAGTTTCTTCTTCAGTGTTCAGTTGTTCTAGTTCTTCTTCCTCGTCTGACCAAGCTTTATCATACTCAGATTCATAATCATCTTCAGGAGCTATTACCTCTTCGATAACTTCCTCTTCAATAATCTCTTCAGCCATTACATAGTCCTTGCTTCGATAATACTTCTAGCATCTTCTTCGATAGTATCAACATACTTCCAAAAGTTACTTCTAGCAGTAATCTCTTCAATCAACGAATCTCTAAACTCAGGCTTAACTCTATTAAAATTCTTAACTAGATTGCTTGAACCAATATCTAGGTAACCATCAAGTATCAACTTCTTAAAGTCTCTATTCTTGTATAGTCTCTTAATTGACTCGTACATCTCTAGTTGTGAATCTTCTATTTCTTCTTGGGTATGCATATGCAATCCTTAATATGATTTACTTGGACTTATTGACATTGCCGAGTAATTATCTTGCCTCTTGTTTCTCGTTAAGACCCATAGCTTCAGACTTAGCTTCAACATTAAGCTTATTGCTTTTACCCATATTCTCATGTGTTTCAGACTCTATCTTAGCTATCTCTGCTTCTAGCTTCTTAATCTCTAAGTCAGCTATCTGTCCTTGTCTAGGGTCTGGAGCAGGAGCTTCAAATGCTTCTAGCTTCTGTGCTACATCAGGGAATCCCCAAGTGTCAGCAAGCTTAGCTAATAACTCGTTAATAACCTTAGGGTCTACATTACCAGTAAGTCCACCTATTTGTTGCATCAACATAGTTATCTGGTTAGCTTTATTCTCTTCTACTCCATCAACACCAACAGTGATATCAATATCGTAAGCACCATCAATGTCATCTCTGGTAAACTCTACATACTCTCCACTGATTCTAATCACTTCTTTGTCTGACAGGTTTACCTTGTTGTAGCTAATCCACTTTCTCATCAATTCCTTGATTAGTTCAGAGTATCTTCTTACAATCTCCATCATACGTTTCTGCCCACTAGATGCTGCGATAGAAGACGCAGTAGCAGTATTCAATGCTCTACTATCAAGACCTTGTGCTACGTTGGATATACCGCTTAAAGATTCATTCTCACGTTGTATCATCTCAAACATATTGAAGATAGTTTGTGGCATCTGATTAAAGTTACCATCCCACATATCATTCTTGTCTCCGTTAACCTCAATAGCTCCACCAATACCAGTCATGAGCTTCTTCTTGTTAACAGCATCTAAAGCATTCTTTCTGAAGAACTTAAACCCAGTATTAGATTGAGCTACATTATCTAGCATTGCTCTCATAATACCTGAACGGATAAACTGACCATCAGAGATAAACTCACTAAGAGCATCTCCCCAGAACATAAATGGAGTCTTAGTAAATGGTGTAGCTACGTATGGTTTAGACTTGTCTGGATAAGGATTAGCTTCACTTCTAATCACTACATTACCAATCCAACTAACTACCCAAGGCTTAGCTATACCGCTACCATCTGTATCCAATAGACCATAGTATTCAAACATAGTCATCTTCTTCAGTGACTTAGTAGCACTAGTAGAATCTGCATCAAATCCTCTATCGTACCCTCTGTCATCTCTAGCTTGTTCTACGGCACTATCATCAGTGTCTCTCATTGAGTCTGACAACATATCTAGGTTCTTATATATATCAGCTGACTTAAGAGAACTCATAGTCTCATCACTAGTCTCGATAGTATAGTCTGCATCTTCTATAGTAGCAGCAGTAGGGTCTAAGAAGAACTTACCATTACGAATAACTCTAGCTGTTGGTTTGTTGGTTACAGTCTTACGCTTAGTTAATTTAGCTTTACCTTCGTCTGTAATCTCTATCTCTATACCATTCTGTTCAGCTACTAAGAGTTGTTCTTCAGTCCAAGTATCTAATGTTTCAACTTTAACTTCTTCTTCGAACTCCCATCCACACTTAACAACAGTAGTACCTTCAGTAGCTCCAACCTTGAAACAATCATATATAAAGTTGTATCTATCAAAGTTTCTAACAAACTGATAGTTAAGTAGTTTCTCTGTAATGCTAGCTCTTTGAACATCCTCAGATGTAATACCAGCTAACTTAACAATTCTACCCTTAGATACAAATGGTTCTACAGCGTTAGGAAGAAACCATTCTACAGCTTTCTTGATGTCCTTAACCACTACCTTTGAATGACCATCAGATTCATTGCCATAAGGCTCTCCGTTATACTCATCCATCCAAGTTTGCATCTTAGTATCAATACCAGATTTAGCTTCTTTAGCAGTTGAGTAATCCTCTTTAACAATCTTAAGTATCTCTTCATCAGTCATATTTGTGCCTTTCATTATAAAATTATATCATATTCTTTGAGCTAGTGGAGATACTGCGAAGAAATCACTACCAGCTAAACTACCGAAAACGCTCCTGTGGAACTCATGCATTCGTCCTAGATTCCATTTAGACCAAGTGTTATCGTTCTTGTCTTGTAGGTTTAAAAACCTAGTTGTAGCAGTACTTCCAGTAGGATTAAACAGTACATCTCCAGCTCTTGGAGCATCATATAGAACTCCTCCAGCCATCCATAGATTCATAGAGCCATTAATCCAAGCATTTACCATCGCTAAGTCTAGTGCAGCTCTTCCATCAGAGGCTTGCCTTATAACACCAGCAGTGCTTCCGTTCCTGATAGCCTCTCCAATATCTGCTATAGACATTGCTAATCCATACATAGAAT